ATTCATTTCTTTTTCCAATGCCTCGAACTTTGCTGTTATTGCTGCTGGTGCTCCCATGATGTACTCTTTCTGCGGGCCTTATACGCGGTGTCCGCAATTTATGTCAGGGCTTGCATTGCAAGTGTCCCAACGGGTTGTTTTTGTACTTGTTTTCAAATCCGTGTCGCCTTCCGTCTCCGGTCAACGGCGGACTTGATATCTTCCAAAATCTCTCTTAGAACCTGAGCGCGCCCTTGGCCTATACGCACGATAGAATCGCTCACGGCCTCATAATCATTGAACTCTCGTTGCTCTTTCAAAATGTCTTCAATCCACGTCTTGATGATCTCGAATTGCGGGTTGCCGTCTAACGACAACATCGCCATCTCAACTTGTTCTGTTACTTTCTTCATCTCGCCTCTTAAAAAGCGGAGCATCCTTCGAGAATACCCCGCCCAAAACAGTAAGAAAAAAATCTTTACTGCCCGACTGCGAACCAGTTGGTTCCAGCGGCAACAAGTGTCGCCATATCCCCTGTAGCCAAAGACAGCGAAGGGCCTGCGAAATTACCACCGGTTGCAATGGTAATAGTTCCGGTCGAACCGAGCTTATTGTGCAGCAAATATGCAACCTGTCCCGGCACCGTAACATTAGCCAGAGTGCATGTAGCACTGCTGTGAGTGTGAGCATACATGACGGCTGCTGAGTTAGTGAGAACTGCCCCAGGGACAATCTTCAGACTAACAACAGAACCCTGTATTGTAGGCTGCACATACGTGCCAGCGTTCAGCTTTTCAAGCATCTGATCAGAGTCGCCAGAAACCTTTATCGCATCTTTGCCAACGCGAAGTTCCTGCACGGTCATCTGGACTGCGTTCTCTGCGGCGAACACAATGGAAGCCAACATAACCAAACCAACACCTATCCCGACTATTTTACTCTTCTTCATTATACTTGCTCCTTACTGTTTTGTGCAGGTTCTGGCAATTGAGCCTGTTCCTGCTGTTGTGTGTTTTGTGCAGCCATCTGCATACGATCCTTAAATTCTTTAGCCGATGGGACAACATCATCTTCGTGCATCTTTAAGCCCTTGGCTATTTCAGCCCAAACATTGCGCCGTTTGTCCGGTGTGATGATCTGGGCATCAACAGGATTCGCAGAAGCTAAGAGGAAATCCTGCTGCTTATCAACAAGCTGATCACGCATGATAAGGCCAAGTGTGCCTATCGGTTTGACTTGAGCATCGCCCTTAATGTCATCATCATCGCTATAGAGCATGTTCCAGTTGTATTGCATCTCAAGCACCGGATGCATCACGTCCTTGTCAATACGGATAACAACCTTGCGAATACCATTGGACGCATTGTCCATCAGCATCGCCAACCCGCCTTTGGTCCTGGCTGCGCCCGACACTCTTTCGTTGCCATAAGCATAAGCTGGAATACCTGTGTAATCATCGGCCAGCTTGGCGAACTCTTGATAGATATTCAGCAACTCAACGGCGTGCATCGGTATGTCGTGGAAGGTTATGCCATTGCCGGAAGTGGCATTGTTTCGAGCCGCAACGAGTTGCCAAATCTTGCCAGCCGTGATACTCGAAATATCTTCGCCTTGCGCGATCCGGTTAATATCTTCAATGACAACTTGCGGAAATGAAGCCGCGCCCATGTTGTTGACTAAAGCCCTAGCTGCCGCATTGCAAATAGACTGTAAATCCCTCATTAGATCAGGAACACCCTTGAACCAGAATGAACCAGGGATCTTAGCATACCCGCTCTTGTGATACGGACGTTTGCCAACTGGATCAGGATTGAAGCGCAGGTAAATTATATGGGAACCGATCTTGATTGAATTTACTTCGTATTCACCCAAAGTATCAAGTTCTTTGCCCTTGTCATCCTTCTCGATTTTACGATCAATCAACAATTGCCCCTGTACGCTTCCCCAGAACTCAAGACCCTCAATTTGATTCTTAGCTACCGAAACATTGGAACCTTTAAGCTCAAGTTCCTCGCGCCTTGAATCAGTAGCAACAGTTTGACGGAATCCACTTGCACCAAATTCTTTCAAAACCAAATCTATCGCGTCAGAATCGTAACCAGGCACGCCCTTGCACTCGATAAGACTCTTCCGAGTAAAACGGCAACGCTCGATAAATTCGCCATCGTTTGGCGTAACAGCACCACGACTCGGAAATGCATCAAACGGGCTTATTCTCTGGTAACATATCGTTGGAACTTCTTTTACTTCCTCAACTGACTTGCCAGAAGCATCCTGAACCCACTTAAGCACCTTCTTCATTCGAACGAACGGCCCCTTGATGATACCAGCCTTAAGAGTCACCAAGTCAGACAAGAAATCATCAAAAGCGTCTTCAAATCCACCTTCAACCAGTTGATCATCAATCAGGACTTCCATCTTGTCAGCACGATCAACGGCTTCATTCTGAAGATTGATATGCATCTGGTCTTTAAGACTCTGTGCAAAGTGGAAGACCTCGAACGGCGTCATATCCATCTGATTCTGTTGCCGAATCTGGTATTCCTGAAGAGTAGCACCAATAATCATGCTTTTCACTTCTTCAGGCAAATCAGCAATCGGAGTAGGCTCAATCGACCATGGCTTGTCAGTCACAGACGTGTAAACATTGGCTATTAGGGCTTCAGCGGCCCTACACTTGACGTTGGTAAGGGACATGAATACATCGGCCCCACCGTTCTGCATGATCGCTTGTAGCTTGTCTGGGGAGTAGGTGTTGTTGCGTTGCTCAAGATTGGCAATCATCTCTTCGTCAATCAAGTTCTCTTGCTTATACCGCAAAGAATCTTGCCATATCCCATCAATGTATGCAGCAAGTCCTGATAATTCAGCTTTCTTGGCTTCTGCCGCTTTCTCGGATGCAAGAAGAGCCTCTTGCTTGGCTTCCAAGGTCTTCGTGGATTCAATGCGAATTAATGCGTTTCCGCTTGAAGCGGTTACAGCTTGTGGTGTGGATTCTTGTAAGCCGAACGCCATTTCTTATTCCTATTTTCAGGAATAATGGCATAAGTGAGAAATCGTGTCAACATATATTGCAGCAACATTTGTTGCAGCAACGTTTGTTGCATAAAGATTTGTTTACGTCCACCCCTTCGCACTCGCTGTTATAACTGGTCTACGCTTAGTGTTTTGTGACATTTGTCCGATCTGGTTCACAGAATCAAATCGACCGCTTGCGCTACTTTCAGCTTCCAATGCGGCATATTCTGCCGCCTCACAAATGTGCGAATAAATGTTCTTCTCTGGCTCGTCAGAGAACACATGCCGACCAGCGACGTTCAGTTTCCGGTAATGATACCCACCCATGCAGCCTTTACGGAAACTCGGACACTTATTCCCAACAAGGAACCAAGGGTGTCCATCCTGAATCTCGCGTGACATAAAGCCTGCCAATGCTTCACGTCTTGCCATCCTGGTATTCGTTCTGGCCGCTTGGATCTTTAAACCGGCATTCCGCATCTCGTCAAAACAAGTAGTCTCGTCCGACTGTCCCTTCTGATCGCCAGCAGGATCGCCAATAAGCACATAAGGAACACCTGCGTACTTATTAAACAACATCGGCTTTAGCAGACTATTCACAAACGTTCTTGTACCCATATCCCTTGTCACAATCTCATCAATAATCCGTAACTGACCCCTCGGTGAAAGTTGACAAATAGCAGCCGCCGGGGTTCTGCCGAAATCAATCCCGACTATCAACGGTATCCCCCCGTACAGAGTCAAGTCCTGTGGCACGAAATGCAGCGAATCATTGTACTCAGGGTACACCGGCTTGCCGGACATCGTAGCACCATATTGACCCATGCAGTAAATCTTGATCCACTCAGGGTCTTTAGCTGCGGTCAACTTCAACCAGTAATCATAACCCAAATTCAGGTTCTCAACATTCTCAGCAGGCGCATATCCATGCGTGCCATCGTTCGGCCTGTACTCGGTATGCGTCACCTTGCCGTCCTTATCCTTGTACTTCAGCGGGACAATTGCCGGAGGTTGCGCGAAGAAATCATACCCGACCGGCTTCACAATCTCAGCCAGTTTGTACCACCAGTTCAACTCAATATTCTCAACATCATCATCCGAATCACACGGATTAGTATCCATCAGCATTCCATACCACGTCGCAGGCACCCACCGCTTCGGAGGATACCGGCCAAGTGTTCGTGAGTAGGCCATATCTATCAAATGCTTGGAAATCGTTCGTGCCTCATTAACCCACACTCCGGTCAACTCCAACGAAAGCAACTTCTTCTCATCTTCATCACGATCCAAGGCCAAGAAGAATATCTCAGCATGAATCTTTGTGCCGTCATTCTTCGGACTCATGCAATCAATCAACGCAGTAGGAGGTCTCGCATGATTGATCTTGCAGTACGGTTGTCCGTTCGGCATGAACTCCGGTATCCAATCACTCCACGTCTTCATCGTAGTCGCTTCCAGCAACGGATACGTGTCACGCACTACGGCCCAACGACTGTACCTTACCCCATTGTACGGCTCCTGCGCCAATATCCGCATGTGGATCTCAGCGACACACATCACCGACTTGCCGCTACCTATCGGCCCTCGCACACCCTTGATACTCGCATGACTCCGATGAAACAAATCACCAGTCGGCGAAGGGGTATAGACTAGTTGCTTGTTTTTCTCGGAGTCATCGTTCATTTCTTCCACTCATTCACGTAATCCGCTTGTCTCTTAATCGGTGCGGCGTCAACACGCCCCCCGCCGTCCATAGGCACATGGTTGGCCTCCGTCCGCGCCAGCTTCGTAGTCCCTGCCTCAACCAATC